GGCTGGGCTGGGGGATTAAAGGTAATAGGGAGAGTTATGCTTACTCTTTCCTAAATAAGTTTAAATGACCGCACTACTACAACAACAGCAGAGGTCAGCTTGGGATCAGTTTACTGACTGGGTAACCTCTACTGAAAACCGCTTGTACGTGGGTTGGTTTGGGACACTTATGATTCCGTGTCTACTTGCCGCAACCACGTGTTTTATCTTGGCGTTTATCGCCGCTCCACCTGTTGACATTGATGGAATCCGCGAACCCGTCGCTGGCTCCTTGTTGTATGGGAACAACATTATTTCGGGAGCCGTCGTTCCGAGCAGCAATGCCATCGGACTACACTTCTACCCAATTTGGGAAGCTAATTCACTTGATGAATGGTTGTACAACGGGGGTCCATTCCAACTCACCGTTTTCCACTTCCTCATTGGTATCTATGCTTACATGGGACGCGAGTGGGAACTTAGCTATCGACTAGGGATGCGTCCCTGGATCTTTGTTGCTTACTCTGCTCCTGTCGCTGCAGCAACTGCAGTGTTTCTTGTCTACCCCTTTGGTCAAGGTTCTTTCTCTGATGCAATGCCACTCGGTATCTCTGGCACGTTTAATTACATGCTGGTCTTCCAAGCTGAACACAATATCCTCATGCATCCTTTCCATATGTTGGGAGTTGCTGGTGTATTTGGTGGTAGCTTGTTTAGTGCTATGCACGGTAGCCTTGTCACGTCTTCTCTCATTCGGGAGACAACTGAAGATGTTTCTCAAAACCTTGGCTATAAGTTTGGACAAGAAGAAGAAACGTATAACATCGTAGCTGCACATGGTTACTTCGGACGACTCATCTTCCAATACGCGAGTTTTAACAACAGCAGAAGTCTACACTTTTTTCTGGCTGCTTGGCCTGTTGTTGGTATTTGGTTCGCTGCCCTTGGCGTTAGCACGATGGCTTTTAATCTTAACGGCTTTAATTTTAACCAGTCCCTTCTTGATAGTCAGGGACGTGTGGTTCGTTCTTGGGCCGACATCCTTAACCAAGCGAACCTGGGATTTGAAGTCATGCACGAGCGCAACGCTCACAACTTCCCTCTGGACCTTGCTTCTGTTGAGGCAACTCCGGTGGCTCTATCCGCCCCTGTAGTAGGATAATCTCCGTCCGTTCATCAACTCCGTCAGCAAGGACAAGCTACCAGCTACGGAGATTGACGCATGAAGCTTGATCATGGAACGGGGGTCAAGCGCTTGGAGTTTAACTATGACTACTCAAGTCACCTACAAGTATCGCGGCGTTTCTTACACTAAAGTGGTAGTCCGTTAAAGCGGCATTGGGAGGTGCAAACCCTCCCTTACCTATTGGCATTGGCCCTTACGAGGATACCCTTTGCCGTCTAGACGGTGGGATAGACCACAACATATTGAACAAAAAATTTTCCAAACGTTTGGGAGCAAGTCTATTAACTTTACTCCTTAAAAATGGCACAACAAAATTCTAACGAGCCGTTGGCTGATCTTACTCAGCTAGGCCAATCTAACCTTACGGGTGATACCCGTGCCCTTTATCTTAAGCTATTCTCAGGCGAGATGTTTAAAGGGTTCCAGAATAATACGATCGCTCGTGATTTGGTGATGAAGCGGACTCTCCGTAATGGTAAGTCCCTGCAGTTCATCTACACCGGTCGCACCAAGAGCGAGTTCCACACGCCTGGTAACAGCATCCTTGGTAACTCGGATGGTGCACCGCCTGTGGCTGAGAAGACCATCACCGTTGACGACCTGCTGATTAGCTCGGCTTTCGTCTACGAGCTTGATGAGATTCTTGCTCATTACGACCTGCGTAGCGAGATCTCCCGTAAGATCGGCTATGCTCTGGCTGAGAAGTATGACCGTCTGATCTTCCGTGCTGTTGCACGTGGTGCTCGTGCTGCTAGCCCTGTGTCCGCTACCGGCTTCGTTGAGCCCGGCGGTACTCAAATCCGTGTGGGTTCTTCGACCAACGAATCTGACGCTTTCTCCTCCTCTGCTCTGGTGTCTGCTTTCTATGACGCCGCCGCTGCTATGGACGAAAAGGGTGTGTCTGGTGATGGCCGTGTTGCCGTCCTGAACCCCCGTCAGTACTATGAACTGATCCAAGCTGTTGGCACCAACGGTCTGGTGAACCGTGACGTTCAAGGTTCTGCTCTGCAGGGCGGTGACGGTATCATCGAGATCGCTGGTATTCGTATCTACAAGTCCATGAACATTCCGTTCCTGGGTAAGTACGGTACCAAGCATGGTGGCACCACCGGTCAAACCTCTCCTGGTAACCTTGGTTCCTTCATCGGTGAAGCTATTGAGGATGCTTCGACCGCACAAACTGGCATCAACAACGACTACGGTACCGCTACTGAGTTCGGTTCCAAGTCGGCTGGCCTCATCTTCCAACGTGAAGCTGCTGGTTGTGTTGAGACCATCGGTCCTCAGGTTCAAGTCACCAGCGGTGACACCTCCATCATCTACCAAGGTGATGTGATCGTGGGTCGTCTCGCCATGGGCGCTGACTACCTGAACCCCGCTGCTGCTGTTGAGCTGTACGTGGGTGCTACTGCACCTTCTGCATTCTGATCATTATTTAGATCCATACTTGGGGGAGCTTCGCGGCTCCCCTTTTTTTTATCTTTTTATAGGTAACTATGTCCTTTCCTACTTATGCTGTGTCCACCGAACTGGATGCTGTAAATCAAATACTTAGCTCAGTGGGACAGGCACCTGTCACCACACTAGATCTTCAGAACCCTGAAGTATCTATTGTACTTAATACTCTTCGGGAAGTAAACCGTCAAGTCCAAGCTGAAGGTTGGATTTACAACACTGAACGTAAGTACGAATTTACTCCTGATAGTTCAACTAAACACATTGCTTATCCATCCAACGTTCTTCAACTCGATACCAACCGAGACTATCATCATGACAAGTATGATGTAGTTCGTAGAAGTGGTAAACTCTATGATCGTAATAAGCATACCTTTGAATTTGAAGATACTGTCAAAGCTGATGTAGTTTGGTACTTTGATTTTACTGACGTACCACCTGCTATTCAAGCTTACATTACTGCCCGTGCTGCACGAATGTGTGCAGTCAAAATGGTAGGAGATCGTGAACTACAAGCACTCCTACAAGAACAAGAAATGATGACTCGTGCTGCAGCTATTGAGTATGACTGCAACCAAGGTGATTATTCGATGTTCGGTTTCCGTGATGGTGAGAACTATTACAACAGCTATCAACCTTTCCAAGCTTTGATGCGATGAGCACTATTACCCAAAGGATACCAAACCTTTTACTTGGCATTTCACAACAACCCGACAATCGTAAGTTTCCTGGGCAACTGCGGGATTCTGTTAATGCTTTTCCTGACTACGCTCTTGGCCTTTTGAAGCGTCCAGGTGGTCAATATGTGACCGAACTTTATGGAGCTAGTTCTTCAGGCAAATGGTTTTCTATCCTTAGGGATGCTCAAGAAAAGTACGTTGCACAATATGATGACAATACGTTCCGTGTTTGGAGTCTGCTTGATGGCAGTCCCCGACGTGTCGATATGGGTACCAATACTGGTGTACCCGGTACGTGCAATCAAACTAACTTTCAAACTGATCTAACTGCTTACAATACTGCTGTAGCAGACACTGTTGCTAAGCTAGCACTGCTCAACACTGCTCAAGCTACTTACGCTGAAACCTTAGCTGGTCAAGACGCTACAACTGAATCGCTGTTCGCTGTTAACTACAACTACCCTGTTGGACAGATTGAGCAGTACTTGTCCTCTGGTATTCTTGAGAATGCAGATGGAGTTTACACTGTTAAGAATGCAGATTCAGTAATTAGTGTTAGCTCTACACTTCCTGCTAATTATGCATTAGGAACTGAGCGAACGGATGAACATCCACTGCTGGCTTCTAATGGATATAAGGTTTACCAAGCTATCCTGACTGTTGCTGCTACTCATACAGCGGGTGATCTAGCTACTGCGTTAGCAGCAATGAACACCGCTCAAACTAACTACGACAACGCTGTAACTGCTGAAGGTACTGCTAAAACAAACTACGATGCAGAAGTAACTAACTGTGTTATCTCTGCCACTCCTTCCAACGGTTACCTGTATGGTGCTACCGCTGATGACATTGAGCTACTCACGCTTAATGACTACACCTTTGTTCTAAATAAAGCGAAGACTGTAGCACTTAAAACAACTACGTCTGCTGCTAAACCTCACGAAGCTTTTGTCGTTATTAAAGTAGTTGGTACTGGTCATTATAAAATCTTTCTTGATGGTACTGTTCGTGGCACCTATAATGCTGGTAGTGGTGGTGATGTAGATCAAATTGTTAATGACCTTGTTGCTGATATTAACGGTAACACTTTTGGCGGTACTACTTACACTGCAGTAGCTGTTGGTCCTGGTCTTTATATCAGTGCAGACAACGCTTTTACCATTTCTGTGGTTGGTGCTGCATCTGAAGACTCTATGTTTGTCTTCCAAGAGTCTACTCCTACTGTTGCTGATCTTCCTATCCAATGTAAGGATGGGTATGTTGTTAAAGTTGTCAACAGCATCGACATTGATGTTGATGACATGTATGTTAAGTTCGTAGCAGATAACTCGGCTACCTACGGAACTGGTGTTTGGGAAGAGACTATTGCTCCTGGTATTAAATACGAGTTTGATGAGCTAACTCTTCCACATCAATTGGTAAGACAAGCTGACGGTTCATTTACCTATGGTCCTGTTACTTGGGAAGATAGGCTTGTTGGTGATCTCACTACCAACCCTGATCCTAGCTTTGTGGGTCAAAAGATTAACAACTTGTTCTTCTATCGTAACCGGCTTGGCTTCCTTTCTAACGAAGCTGTTGTGTTGAGTAGAGCTGGTGATTACTTTAACTTCTGGGTAACTACGGCACTTACTGTCACTGACGATGATCCGATCGACATTACCGCATCTTCTGTGCGACCTGTCAATCACCGATACGTTCGTCCTACTAGTGTTGGTCTTGTGCTGTTCAGCGATACTGAGCAGTTTATCCTGTCTACTGACGCTGACATTCTAAGTCCGAAGACGGCTAAGATTAACGAGTTGTCAAGTTATGAG